AGAAGTCCTGTCCACTCTGGAACAGAAGGTCGACCAGACGCGAAAACGCCGACATCACCTTAGTGCGGGTGAGGCCGACGAATACTTTTGAGCGTGTGCCGGTTAGCTTTGCGAGGACTTCGGGGTCATATTCCCCCAAAAATTGGCGGAAACTCGAGAGCCACTCATCCTCGATGTCGTTACGGGCGTCCTTGTACTCAGTGAACAAAGACTGCAGACGCGGACCAAGACCTTGAAATTCTTCAAGATCTTCCTCACGTTTTTCTACTGGTGCGAATTCTCCATTTTCTTCGTCTTCTATTTCGTCTTCGTACATCAATACCCCACGACACTATCGAACGGCTCGTACTTAGTTGCTACGGTTTTCGTCCTACGGTTACGTGGCATTGAGTTAAGTCCGAATAGAGCTATTGCGTATGCCATCACTCTGTCATCAAAGCAACCCGCCTTCGCATTCGTAATGCCTTTGTCATCAATAACGTAGTTACGCAACTCTTTTACAAGTTCTGTGTCGGATATTCCACTATCGCGCTTACGCAACAAAGCAGCGAGATTATCGATGATCAATGGCTTTGTCTTACTGGACGTGTAGAAACCTGCACGCTTAGTCATTCTGTCTGCATACGCATCGTCGACTGTGTGTTCTACATAGAGGTTGGGGTAACCCAGATCCTGCATGCGGCGGATCGTAGTCAGACCGTGGTTGTTTCGCTCTGGAATGATGTAGGCACGGTTGAACATCTTGCCCAACGCACAGAGCTGGTCACCAAGCTCGTATGGATCGATGTGCAAATGCCATGTCGCCACCTGTCGTCCAAGCGAATCGAGCACCTGAGCCACTGTGTAGTCGCCATGCGCCAAGCCTTCAGCGACGTCGACGCCGATGCAATAGCGCTCGTCCGGATCAATGCGCTTGATCCACTGCTTGTACGACCCCTTCTCGTGCGGCGTGATGTTGCCGTCCTTAAAGCTTCCCTCGATTTCTGGGCTGTAGCAGTTACGCTCTGCATCCATGAGGCAGTCTTCTTCAACGAAGCTGCGGCCAGAAAACAGGAACGCTTCTTCTGGCGTACATGGGTACTCCTGCTTGAATAGATCCAGAGACCCGAGCTCGTCGATCTTCGACCGACGCCAGTTCAGCTTCTCGTTCGACAGGTTGTAAAGAGCCGCTAGCTTGTCCTCTTCCGTTGTGCGGGTGAAGTACGGATCGCACTTCTTCTCGTACTCTGGGAGCCAGAACCAAGGGATAAAGATCACGATCCAATCGCCGTCTCCTCTTAGCGCCTTCATCACTTGGTCGTAGAACCAGCCACCGGCACCGTTCGCTGTGGACTCAACGATCACTTCAGAGTCTTCGGCGGGGACAGACTGCAGCAGGCCTGCCACAATCTCGCCACTATTTGGATAAAAAGCGGCCTCAGATGCATGCACGTAGCGGTTGGTCATGCCTCGACCGATGTTCGTGGATCGCGCCGTACCAATTCGGTATTGGGAGTTCAGCTTCTCGAAGACCATCGTGGTGGTTGTGCTGGTCGCCAGCGGCGGCTTAAAGATCGGGTGAGCTGCGTTGTCGTAGAAATAGCGCACCATTCGGAAGATGGCGGTGGTCGACTCTGCAAGATGGGAGAGCACGAAGGCGTTGGCGTTCTTGGTCTTGGTCGTCTTCCAGAAGAACCGACCCTCGACGTAGGTGGAGATCCCCATCTGCCGCCCTTTAATCACGAGAGCGCGGATACGACCGGTGTCGGCGAGCTGCTTCTCGAGCTTCTCATGGAGGATCATCTGGCCGTAGTTGAGCTTGAAGCGCTTCTCCTCACCGCGCTTGTCGACAATGCGTAGCACGTTCTTCGCATACATGGGGAAGTCCCCCATCAGCTTCTTTGCTACCTGCTCTATTTCCACAAACCCATACCCTTAACAATGTCCAAGCACCAGTCGATGAGCTCGTCATCGCTCATGCGGCGCTTCATATAATTAACTGCGACACAGACCAGTCTTACATTGCCTGCGGAGTACGGTCTGTTCGAGTCGATCCGGTCAATGCTGATGTTGGTTCCGACATCATCGCCTTCGAAGGTGAATGCTTTGCCGGTAACCGCGCAGCGTCCATTCTGTTTCTGGAGGAGCTCGAGCAGGTGAACAAACGTAAAGCAATCGGTTGAAAAGCTCCCGCCTTTGGATTTCCTTTTTGCGTCATGAAAGCGAGCCCTGAGATAAGACTCGACGCATCTGTACTTCGATGCCAGCCTTGTAGGCGGACACGACATGCAACGGAAAGAGTACCGCCCAGTCATAGGATTCAGGCGGTACTCTGATTTGGGCTTCAATTGGCCGCAGTGGGTGCAGCTCTTCTGCACCTACCCACTTTCTTACTTCTTCTTCTTCGCCTTCATGAGCATCTTCATTTTGCCCATCATCTCTTTGGCTTTTGGATCAGCGGCTTTGCCTTTGCCTTTTGGCATCTTGTCCATCTTGTCCATCTTGTCCATCTTCTTACCCATCATCTTCATTTGATTTCTCCACAAGCGGCCAACATGGCCTGTAACTTAGCCTCGTACCCCTTGCGGAGTTCACGCTCAGCAAGCAGTACCTTCACTCTTTCGAATATTCCAGCGCTTTCTGTGACCGTTGGATAGATCGGCGCGACCGGCTGCTCCTTAATGCAAGGCACCGGCACAGGGATCTTGATCTCGATTGGCGGCTTGGCAGCACAGCCAAACAGGAGGACGATTGGCAGCAGAGCTAGGACGCGCATTACTGGTACTCCTTCAGCAGATCGAGGGCGGCAATGCACTCATCGCTGTTCGTCGGAACTGAAACAAGAATGCGGGTTGCCTTACCGGCGTGCCACTTCTCCACGACTCGAGCTTCCTTGAGCGCCTTATCTGCGGCAGCAGCCGATTTTTTTGCAACCGATTCGTATGCCTCAATCTGCGTATTTTGCTTTTCGACCTGCGCAGTCAAGTCTGTGTAGCGGATCTTCTGCTTGAGGAGATCGTTCTCGAGCCCAGCGTTGGACACCCACAACCAACCGATAACACCCAAAAGAATGGCGTACCCAAAAAATCGGCGGAAAACCCAAACACCCTTCAACACTTCAATCATTACCAGATCCCTTGATCTTGCCCCACTCCCTCACTGCAAACGCAGCGGCAATGGCGGTGACTAATAGAGACAGCCCAGTCATGTCGCTGGGAGCCTCATCCTTTACGAGTAGCATGTAGAGAGGAGCAACAACTCCATGCACCGCCATAGTTCCCGCGATCCAGACGCAGGTCATGGGCCTCCACCACTTGCGGATCATGCAGAGTGCAACGGCCTCAAAGTCCAGTAGGCGCTGCTTCAGGCTCAAGCCTCGTTCTCCGAGACGGGAGCACTGGATGCAACGTGGATGGGACCACCAGTTACAGGCACGCCCTTCGGCCAGCGGATGGCAACGCAACGGCTCTTGGCAATGCGCATGATGTTGACGGCGTTCGACTGGTTGCCGCCTAGCACGCGATAGTAGAAACGATCCTCGCCCACGTAGAAGCCAACGTGACCGCCACCCGCACGAGCAAAGACTAAGATCGCGCCTTCACATACGTGAGTGGGACGCAGATTAGATCCGTATTCTTTCCACGCCAGTGCGCGATACCAATGCTTGGGAATGGGATGACCTGCTTCACGCAGGCAGTGGGCAACGAACGTGCCGCACCAAGGGGTCTCATCGTCGCGCCACCAAGCACCAAGCTTAGCGAGCCACGCCTGAATCTTTGTGTTGTGTTTCGGTCCAGCGACTTCCTTTAGGCCAACAGACTCGCGAGCAGTCTTCATCCACATTACTTTTTCTTTCGTGCAGCTCTCATGTTGTCCACGAGGTTCGGGTATGGGCGACCAGCCTTCTTGGCTGCAGCCTTAGCGCTGGCCTTCTGACCGTCAGTCAGTGGCGTCGACTTCTTCTTTGGATTTGGTTTGTCCCACACCTTCTTCATGTCTTCACCTCAGTAGTGATATTCGTCCACGTCTCCATAGCGCGTGAAGTCATGATTTTCCACAGCAAAGAATTCCCCCGATGCCTTGAAGTCTGGAGTAAGGACTTCCTTTGGCGTCAGCGAGATGTCGTAAAGGCGCATCCGATTATTGGGATAGGCGCAGAACTGTCCGTTCTCAAGCGCGAGGATATTCATCGCCTTGTGCTCAGACGGGATCTCAGAGGTGCCGCAGTCGACCACATCGTTGTCTGGGTGGTAGTTGTCTAGCGTGAAGAGATACTCCGCCCTGACAGTGTCCCCGCTACGCAGACGCGCCTCGTACTGCATGCTGGCGATAAACTGTTTACAGATCGCGACCACGCCATAGTCCATGCAGTTCCAGAACTGGAGATCCGACAGCGGGTAATCTGGCGTAGGAGTTTCTGGCCGCGACACAAAGGCCGAGATCGGCAGCTTGTCGAAGAAGGCACCGTACTCTGGAAGGTACGTTTCAAAATACAGGGCGCGGCCAGAGATTGACTTAGCCGTAACCCACACGCCTTTGACGAACTCTCCATGACCGTCCTGCATGTCGCGCAGATATTCCTTGCGCACCCACACAGCTTGAGAGGGGACGTTGACGAGTAGCGTACTCACCACTTCACCTTGTCGGCCCAATAAGCCGCCGACATGTTTCCTTTGTCGATGTTCTTCGCGTGACGCGCCTTGAACGCTGCATTTCGCTTGGAGCCGTCCGGAGATCCCTTCACGCCTTGCTGGCCGAAGCGGATCGTCTTCACTGTGTCGCCAGACTTGGCAACAACGACGTGGGACTTTGTGGGATGGGAAGGAGTGGCCTTCGGCTTGTTGTAGCCGGATACGCCTGCTCGCTCGAGACGGGGATCTTTCTTACTCACCACAATCCTCTCTACCGCCATTGCTCCTTTATGGCCTGTGACTCAACTAGCACCCGCTCTAGTGGGTACTTCTCTCGCCGCTCCTTACGGGGCTTCTTCTTCCTTATCTTTCGATCCACGCCACTAAGCACCCAAGACGGATGAGGAAGGCTCCCTCGTAGACTTCAAAGCCAAAGCTGAAGACGTTGAAGGACAGGCAAAGGTTGAAGCTGGACGAACCATTGCCGATTGACAGACCAGAAAGTTTTTCACGCATGCAGCGTAACTAATGCCATTGTGCGGCATAGGCAACAGTCAATCATTCTTCGCATAACTCTTATGTGGGAAACATGATTTGGTTATTTTTATTTTTTTTGGTTTCGTTTCCTAAAAAGACCCACCGGTCTGTTATGGATGGGGTTGGGGAGTAGGGGTACGAAACATAGAGCTACACAGTGAGATAGGTCTTATGGAACCGCAGACGCGAGGGCGGGGGTCTGGCACCACGTCCCCCCCCGCCCCCGCCCCCCCATGCACACCCCCG